GGAAAGCGGCGGAATATCATCGATCATATTCATGAGATTCTGTCTGTACTTATTTTCCAGGCGTCCGATTCCGGAAGCTTTCAGTTTCATCTTGAAGCTCCTACCGCCTACATTCCAATAAGCAAAGGGCTGTCTCTTTTTCTTCTGTTCCTCCAGATTGACTACTTTTTCCTCCGGAGCCTGTGTCTCATTCTGGGCAGAGGCTCCGCCCAGATCCTGAATGCCTTCAAAATTCATCATCTTTTATTCCTCCTTACGCCGGATCTGTCTGTTTGATCTCAGACTGTACGGCCATGGTCACCTCAAACTCGATCACACCATTTACTCCACCGCCTGTACGTTTTACGGAAAACTGTGCAGTAAACTCGGTAACTGTTCCATCTTTTGTTTTTTCCTGGAAATCCCAGATCTCTTTTTTGTCTGCTGCATCTCTCATAAGCCTGTACGGGCTTCCAGCTTTGCTATTGTCGTACTTCCATTTGTACTTCATATCCGGAAGGTCTCCAATGCCTTCCTCGTACATCTTGTGCGGATCTGTAAGGCAGGTGTTTTCCTCCTTATCCAGTTCCACTCCGACTTCCGGGATCTCTTTCAGTCCTGGAAGATCTGTGTAAGCTGCAGAGTTTTCTCCAGCTGTGTGTTTTCTGTAACCTAATGTTGCTCCATTTGCTAACATCGCTATTCCTCCTTATCTCCAGTACACGCTGTCAGAATCCATATCAATGATTCCTTCGTAGCGCATCTGTTTATGCTTCATCCCTGACGGATCCGGCACATCTGCACATGCGATCCGTTTCAGGCCTGTCACTTTCATCGCTTCATCTACCTGCAGAGCTGCTTCTGAAGTGCTGTGATTGTTCCAGATATCGATCCGGTATCTTACAAGGGCTTTATCCTCTCTCATTCCTTCAGCATCGGAGCTGGCTTCGTATACATCGTTCTGTTCTTCGGTATACTGGATCGTTGAGCCCTCCGCCCAAGAACGTGGATAAGCATCTGAAACATTTTCGGACACCGTGCACAGTGCCGCGTACACCTGATCTTTTACATTCTTCATATATCCTCCAAATCTGACGCAAGGCTTCCGCCCAGCATCTTTAAGATCTGTTCTTCGTTATCCTTCATAGCCGGATACAGGAACGGATAGGCCGGATTTCCGCTGCATCTATAGAATCTTCCATCCGGCGTGTCTATATATGGCCAACGGTACTTTTCAGCCACTCTTCTGTCTATCTGGCTTTCATGGATCCACCATGGCTGCTGGGTATAGACCGGAGTTACTTCCGGAGAGATACCAGCATGTTTCTCCTGCCCTTTCGGTCCGGTTCCAAATTCCAGATATGGTGCATAAGCTTTATTTGTCCAGCAGGTGCCGGTAACTGTATTTTCCTGTTCTGTAACCTCGGCAGAAATACTGTGTCTGAGTTCTTCGGTATCTGCATGACAATTCTCAACCGCTGCCGACCGCACAAACTGGATTGCTTCTTCTACAGCCTGCCGGGTGTCCAACTCGGACACCTCTTTCAATGCTTTTGCTACCTCATCAAATCCCTTTACACTCATATCTTTTCTGCCTCCATGGTCAGGAAACGATATGGTTTGATGGATATGATCCGATAATCCGGTGACTGATCTGCTGCCACATATAAACAAATCCCATCCCGTTCCTCTATATCCGTTCCATCTTCCAGGATATAATGCAGCCGGCCTTTTTCATCCGTCTGGATCTTATAGCTTCCCTGTATCTGGATATTCCGGATATAATTCAGTCTCTGGCCGTACTGCTCAGCCTGTACTTTTCCGGATGCCGGCCAGATCTCTCCGGTAACGGAAGAGGCAGCACCATATTCCTCGCTGGTACTGCCTTCCTTATCTTTCTTTACCGTCATTTTCTTATGGAAAAATCCCTCAAGTCTGCTTCTTCTCAGCCTCATAAGTCTTTCCTCCTACTCTGGCCAGGCGATACCGGTTCAGTGTGTCATAGATCTGCTTCGGCGCATCATCAAAAGTGTAACTCTCTCCGCCCTCACTTCTGGACTTTTCCCCCTCCGTTCCCATCCGGTTCAAAGCGATCACGGCAAGATCCCTGACTGCTTTTTCAAGTCCAGTTTTTAATCGTGTCCGGTTTGTGTAAGACAGTACGAAAGCTTCTGCATCATCAAGAAGAATCTCTATGAGATCCTCATCTTTTTCTCCTGTCAAGGCCTGAACTCTTTCTATGTCTTTACTTTTCGCCACAGGATCATCCTTTCAAAATAGCAAGCAGATCTGCCTTGGCAAGGGAAGATACACCAGTCAGGCCTTTCTCCTTTGCAAGAGCTTTCAGCTCCTCGACTGTCATATCTTCAATATTCTTGCCGGCTTTCTCTTCTGGTACTGTATCTGGCTTTTTTTCTCCCATTGGCGTAAATCCATCGCTGATCAGCTTTTCTGCTGTTGTCCCATCAGCTTCTCTTTCCACATTTTTACGGATCAGTCTCATGCTTTTGCCTCCTGCATGCTCAGGTAGACGGAATCCAGTTTGTTGTCCAGAATCCACATATCATGGAAACGGCGGTAATCCATCTGCCATGCGTTCAGTCTCTGGTTTGTTGTCGGGTCGAAGATACGCATGATATCCTGTTTTGTGACAGCGATCGGCGTGGTTACAGGACAGATGAAGAAGTTCAGGTTCTTTGCAGATGTTCCTTTTTCATATCCGCCTTTTTCCTGACCACTATCTTTACCGTTATTGATCTTGATAACTGTGTACATACGGTTGGAAGGTGTGGAAACCAGCGGTACACCATCTACAGAAGGAACCTGTGTCTGAATTCCGCCTTTAGAGAAGGTCACTGCAGTGATCTTGCCCGCAAGTTCCAGTTCCAGCTCCATAATAAAGTCCGGTGTTGCCTGGCAGATAAGAGCTCCGTTATAGTTTTCTCTTACCGCTTTGATCCCTTCTTTCAGCTTACGCAGAGCAGATGTAGAAGCAGTTCCCGGTACATAAGATTCTCCGATCATTCCTGCTTTATCTGCAGTGAGTGTTTCTGTAGCCAGCTTGCTGATACGGTACGCATCGATCTCTGGAACTACCTGTGTCCTCTGGAACTCTCCCATAACTGCACCAGCAGTCGGGATAAAGTTTGCCTCGTTGATATCCATCGGATCCAGCTGGAAGAGACGGCCACGGTCCTGTGTCATTTTTCTGGTCTCGTACTCCAGGGTAACGGAACCGCGCTGGTATCCAGCCTCACGGTCATAGTCGCCCATTCCCTGAACGCTCATTTTCGGGATCTTTACTTCAGATCCACCGTTATAGATCACCTGACCGGCATTGGCATCCATCCAGCCAGTGGTTGCTTCCTGGATAGCGATCTTATCAAGCTGTGTCATAAATAAGGTTGCTGTTGCTAAAGTATTGATTGCCATTGTTTATTCACTCTCCTTTAAAAAATCCCCATCATCGCATTGTATACCTGCTTTTCAAGGGCTTCCTGTGTATTTGTTCCTGGTGCTTTTTTCGGAGGCTTGCCTCCTTTCAGCTTCTCATCGACTGCTTTCTCAACTGCAGTCTGGAATGCTCTCTTGACAGTTTCCATGGATTTCTTGCAGGCATCTGCATCTGTATAATTCAGTACTTCTGCAAGTTCCACCGGAAGTCCCTCATCTGACAGTGTGTTCTTGGCTTCTGCCATGAGCTCACTTCTGGTTACTGCTGCCTCCCTGTCGGAAAGTTCCTTTTCTTTTTTCTTCTGCATGTACTGTGCTTTTTCCTCCTTGGTCATTTTGGCCAGCTTCTCAGCTTCGGAAAGCTTATCATCCGTCAGTGCCTGCCACTTCTCCTGTGCGTTTGTCACTGCCGTATTGACTGCCTTCTGGACACGTCTGTCAAACTCCGCCTGATTACCGCCTGTTTTCAGGAAGTCATCAAAGGATGGAGGATTATCCCCACCTTCACCGCCTGTACCTTCGCCAGATCCGCCGCCATTGCCCTCACCGGCCCCAGCACCGTCTCCGCCTTCTGCGAATAACTGCAGGTTCATCGGAACTTTACACATTGCTTTGAATACTTTGTTTCTCATGTCTTTTCCTTTCTGCCCAGCCTATTCGTTCGCACGCCCGGGCCATTCAGTTTGTGGAATCCGCTTCTTTAACGCCTGGCGGAAAAAGGCATAAAAAATAAGACGCTTCACCCTGCGTCTCATCGGGAGATAATTGGATCACCTATTCCTTCCCTTTGGCTGCTGCCTTTGCTTCTCTTACCATCTCTGCAACACCCTCACTGATCAGATGTGCCCCTCTGTCTTCTGTTACTTCCAGAACAGTTCCCTTCTCAACGATTTCTTTTAAGCAGGTATCGCTGTACCTTTTGATACATTTCACTTTCATTCTCCTCACCTCCCTCCGTTGCGCCGGCGCAATTATTTAAAAATGGGTATAAAAAGAGGGCCTGTCAACACTTCATTATTCATGACCAAGTGCCAACGCCCTCTTATACTTTAATTAAATATGTTTCTCTTTTCTTTTAGATCTTTCTTCACGGATTCCATGTACTTTCCCGAGATTGTAAAATACAGATGCCGCAAAAGGATCGCATTTACGGTTCAGAGCCTGCTCAAATGCTTCATATAAATCTCCAAGCGATGTATTTTTTAAAAATACGACTGTCTGCTTTCTTGAAATCTTCAGTTCTTTTTCGATATCATATGCCATCTGATTCATGCCCGGATACCTCCCCACAGATTTCCCTGTGCATTTTTAAATTGCACCTGATCTGCCAATACATATGGAAGCTGATAACCAGTGATCATCTCAATCGCCATATCACACTGATTTCTTTTTATGGCTTTGTATGTAGAAACTCCAAACTGCCGCTTTAATTCTCGGTAAATGTCATTGTAGACTTTTCCACGGAGAGATCTGTCTGCATATGCCTCGCTGTTCTTTCCACCAAGGCAATCTACGCCTTTCTTCTTTACTGCTGTTGTAATCCGGTCAATCTCAATGCCAAGGATTGGAAGATTGTATTCCAGATCTTCAATCTTTTTATCGAGGTTATCCACTTTCTGGTTAAGCTCTACATTTCCCATTGCAAGAAGCTGGATCTGCTTCGGGACGGTCATTGGAACTGGGCGATGTACTGTTTCTTTCAGTTTTTCTTCTACTTTAAGGAAATACTGGCGTGCAATCTTTCCTTTAGCTGAATGACTTTCCATCGAAAGGTGCTTTGCAAAGTCTGTAGTAAGGCGGTAATCCTTGCATTCATTACCGTTCTTCATCGTGAAGAACCCCCACCAGTCAACAGTTTCCTCAAAATATTCATTTTCTTCGATATTCTTTTTCGCCCATCTTGCAAAATTCTGCTTCGGCATATCAAGGAAATCATACAATGCTCTGGCTGTAGTATATCCCCTTTCATCAATGCCCAATGCAATTTCAATAGGTGTCTGGTTTGCTTTGTTATTCATAACTTCATTCATGATTTTTCCTCCAATCTTTTAATTGCAGGAAATCCACATCTGTGATAATATATTTCATAGAGGGATTTCCTCTGTGGAGAAACACTCAGTTGACTTGGTAGGTTGGTGAGTGTTTCTTATTTTTTTAATTCTTCGTCGATTTTCTCATTCAACCATTCGGACTTTGACTTTTTTTGCTTTAATAATTTTTCTTCAAATTTTAGCATTTTTTCTTTGTCAACAGTCACACTAAAGGTTTTTTGCTTTTCCCTTCTGGTTTTCATATAATCGGCTCTGCTATTATCCGCGATTATTCTCACCTCCTTGTGTTACGCGTTACATTTAATATATCATTGTTACGCGTAACCGTCAAGAGGTATTTTTATTTTTTCGTCCTACCTACGAATAAAAATAAGACACAGCCTTTCGCCATGTCTTCCGTTTCTTTGGGGAGGTCAGGAACATACCCTGACAGGACTTCTCCCCATATTCAATTAATTTCATCACATTCTCCTTAAAATGAGTACAAAAAGACCACCTGCCATTTCTGACTGGTGGTATCAGTTGGTCTGATAATAAATATCATCCCTTATTGATTCGAGCATATATGTTTTTGCTGATGGCTCATGATGTGGATTCATCCAATATACCGACTCATCTTCCATGTACTCCATAAAATCAATTTTGGTATCCACATCTACTTCAAATACTCCATTGTTTTCATGACTCAGTACTCTCTGAACAAGTTCATTGTCAGGATACATTTCTTTAAGAAATTCAATTTGTTCATTCGTCAGTTCAAATCTTCGCATTTCCATTTCTTATTCTCCTCACATAATCTGAATCTGTTGGATTACATTGAATCAGAACTCCCGTATCTGGATCTACTGAAACTGTTCCGTTTCTGCCCATATATTTCTGACTTTTTTCTCCACCAGGATCCGTTCTCACAGGAAATACCTTCGCCGGTTTCTCCAGCGCATCCTTTATTCCTTCCACCGATACTCCCGATCGTGGTCGTCCAGTTTTAGGATCTTTCATGGTTCCGATCACTCTCTCCATGAAGTGTTTGCTCTGTCTGGTTACTTCGGTTCCCTCAGAAGTTTTGACTCCAACAACTTTTTCATTGATTTCATCATAGAACTTCTGATAATTCTTAAAACCGGACAGTGGAGATATCATTCCGTTCTTCACCGAACGAGCATAAGTCCTGAGCAGTTCCCACTTCTCAGGTTCATTATACTTCATTTCCTGGAAGTCTGCAAAATGTTTCGGCATGTCTTTTCCAAGGAGTTCCCGGTACTGATCATACTGTTTCCTGTCTGATGCAGCGTTCTTGACTGCCTTTTCCTGGGCTTCTGCTTTTGGATTTCCTTTGACGTATTTCTCATACCACTGTTTATAGGTCATATCCGCAGGAACCATCTCTGTACGCCCTGTTTCCGGGTTGTAGGCGCTTCTTTTCATGTTTCTGAGGATTTCTTTGTCGATAATAGAAATCGTCGTAGAACGGCACCAGGGGTGCATAGGAGGATAGTTCTTTCCGGCCTGGCGATCCTTTACTTCGAATACCATGCCATCCAGTCTCCGACAGATCTCACTGGTTCGAAGATCCAGTACTGCCACATAGCGATATTTCTTGATGCCGCAGTCAATATAGCTCTGTGCAGTCAGCTCTCCTGCCATGTAACAGGATTCTGTTCTTACCAATCGCCTGGCCTGCTTTGCTCCCCCTCCGCACTGAGCACGGATGGATTCTGCTGTTTCCCGGTCTGTTCGGCCAGTAAGGAGACTGATCAGCAGTTCATCCTTCAAGGAATCTGCAAGCTGCTGTGTGTTCTGCCAGATACGGTCTGAAAAATGTTTTCCGGACCATTTCATCTGCAGAGCCTGGTCGATCTGCTTCCTGCTTACATGAGAAAAACCGAATGCCAGACCGGTTTCTTTTTGCATGTTATATACGGAACGGTAATAAGCTTTTTCGCCCAGCTGTTCAAGGAGCTTCGTATCGAACTGTTTCTCCTGCTGGTACACCTGCTGCATCACTGCATCTACCTGTGTCATAAGATCCTGCAGGCGTTCCATTCTTGCACGGTACGCCGGAGCTTCCAGCTGTTTCAGAATCTCACTGTCCTTTTTCCTGTTCTGGAGTTCCTGTTTCAGCTGATCAATGGAGTTTTTATCCTGGATGGAATTTATGATCTGCCAGGCTTCTGTTTCTGACAGACCATATTTTGTCATGAACCTTTCAAAGATATCTCTTGCGGCATATTCCAGCTGGAGGGAAGCTTTCCGGTATACCCTGGCAATAAGATCTGCTGTTTCTTCTGCGTCTTCCATGAACCGATACATATCCCAGGCAGATCTCTGCTCCCAGTATTTCCTACTCATCTACCTTTTCCTTATCATCCGGATCCTGTTCTGGTGGGGTATTGTCCTTCAAGCCAAAGACTTCCTGCTGCCGCTTTAATTCTTCTTCTGCTTCTTCTTTCACAGCCGCAAGCTCTTCATCTACATTTTCCACGAACGGAATCTGTGCCAGAAGTGTTCTTCTGCTTACAACGCCTTTCAGATTGGATACCATCTGTGAGATCTCGAGAAGATTTTTAGGAAGAGCTCTGGTGAATATCATTGTAATTCCCATCATGTCAATATTGACGCCTTTCATTGCAAGGAATTTACAGAAAATCCTCATTCTTTTTCTCAGGCCCTTACGATAATATCTGGTCTTAATTTTGGTAATATTCTCCATACCCAGAAGCTTGAATTCCATAGCCACGCCGCTGACATTTCCACTAAAATTTTCGTCTGTCATGCAAGGAATGTGCGAAAATTTATGGATATCCTGCTCAATGGCTTTCTTGAGGATCTCCACTCCATTCTCATCAAATGTCCTTGTTAGATACTCTGCCTTCGCCGTATCGGGCATCTCTAGAATTTTATATTCTTTTAAACGTGCTTTTGCTTTTCGAATACTTTCGTCTTCACCCTCAGTATCTGATTCGTCCTCATCCGTCAGCAATGTTCCGTAAATAGCCAAAATTGCATCAATGAACTGCTCTTTATCAGTTATACGATCGCTCATCAGTGCGTTGTACGCATCAATCAGAGGTATCTGTAGTTCAAAATCTCCGATTGCCAGTTTATTGTTTAAATACTCAATGATCGGAATTTCGCTAAGGTAATGTGGCACTGCCTGTTCTGTGGTTGGCTGGTATATGTTGCTGTTTTCAATATCTAACTCGTATTTATAATTTGGGGTTACTACCGTAGCTCTGTAATGATCTGGCCGCATTCCGGAATCATCTTTCCGGATATAATAATAGACAGCAAAGAGTTCATTTTCCTCTATGCTGTCGTCCTTTACCATAAAAGTATTTTCGGCAGATATATTCTTAGTTACTAAGTAATTTTCATTTTCTTTTACATAAATGTATTCGTAAGTTATGCCATAAATAGACAGATCCAAGCCATTGTCTCCGTCTGTCTCATCAGCTTCTGCAATCTGTAAAGCATCTGTAAGTGGTTTGATATCTGCTTCTGACTTATAAGTTACAGGGTTTCCGACAAAGTAGCTACTGGCCACATCTGAGATATCTTTTGCATGATTGCATACCAGTTTGTTTTTCCTTTTTTCTTTTAAAATCTCATGGTCTCCGCCGTAGTAACGCATATTCTTTTGCAGTCGTCCAACCATGCTGATATGTTTGCTGATCAGCTGACGGATCACCTGCTTGTTTGGATTTAACTCATCGAAATCTTCTCTTGGTATTGTAAATGTGTATATTTTTCTCACCTCCTTATCTCTCGGAAACGTGCTGCTTTTCTGCCGATTATGGTGCTGCATAGGTACCTCACAGCGTCACAACAATGATCGAATTGTTTCACCGGTTTGTCTTCTCCTCTTTCCAGGGCTTTCTCATCCCAGATGTAAGAAGCAAATTCTTTTATGGTTTCTTTACAGGAAGAAGCAAAGACAATCTTCTCCAGGTTCAGAAGCATTCCAACCAGCCGGATTCCATCCAGAACGTCATTGTTGGCTTTCAGGACCTTATATCCTCGTTTCCGGAGTTCTGCAATAAAAGAAGCGGCCGATGGATCCACGATGATTGCTTTGATCTTGGTTCCATCCAGCCACTCTTTCAGGTCGTCTGCATATTCTGAATCTGTTTTCTGTTTACCTTTGTCTCTTCCAGAATAGTAATACTCCCGGATGCAGTACCATTTCCCGTTGGTTCCTTTATTCCACAGCAGGAATACCGTTGCGTTCTGTGTACCATAATCGCAGGAAACATACCTGTTCCCGTTGATCAGCAGCTGATAGAAATCTCTGATATCCTGGACATGTTTGTTCTCGTCGAACATGTCGTAGATGATTCCCTCTGCAGCCGCCCAAAGCCCCATGATATAACGTTTAAAGAATACTCCAACGTACATGCTCCTGTATCTGGCTTTGATCTCTTCATCCAGGGACAGGTTATCGTCCATAGTGAAGTGGAGATACAGAATATCTTTCAGACCGGGATCTTTCCCCTCCGCGGCCGCCTGCTGCATCCTCCGGGCAGTTTCTTCTTTTCCCAGATATCCGGTAGATTTATCTATCCAGTTCTGTTTAAACCAGTGATACGGGCCATCCGGGTTGCAGTTAAACCAGAACTTTGAACCTTTTACAGAGCATCGGCCTGTTGCCTGGTTCACAAAAGATTCCGGCATCAGGGCAACTTCATCAAAGAACACGCCGGCTAAAGTGATTCCCTGGATAAGATCCTGAGATCTTTCATCCTTGCCGCCGAATATGTAGAAGTAATTTTCTTTTCCGTCTTTTCGGATGGTCAGAAGGTTGTCTGCCCTGTGATCCGTGATGGAATATCCTCTTGACCGGAGCATCAGTTTCAACCAGAACAGAACATTTCTCCGGAAGGATCCTATGGTCTTTCCGCACATGGCAAAGTTCTGGCCAGTGAAGGTACTCATGGCCCACATAACGAAGGATAAGGACATGCTGATTGTCTTTCCTGATCGGATTGCTCCATCGGCAATAACTCCATCCATATCGTGAACCGGGGATTCTTTGCACCACCAGGTCAGGACCTGTTTCTGTTTTCTTGAGAACGGAGAAAAATGAAACGTCTGGCCTATCTGCCTGTTGGCTCTGTTGGTTTTCATCTTCTGCAGCTTATCTTTCAGAGTTTTGAGTTTTTCATACATTCTCATCACCCCAGACATCCTGCGCTGTTGCATTCATTGCCTCCAGGAAACCATCATCGGTAGTCTCTTCTGCCTGGTTATCCTGCTTCAACATCTCAAATTCAAGCTGCATGGTTGCAAGTTCCAGTTTTGCATCGTCATAACCAAACTTATGCAGCATCTCGATTGCTTTCTGCTGCCGGGCCTGCACTCTGGTCAGAGCATCCTCTATGGCCTGGATCTGGCCAAGGATGCCTTCATACTTTCGAAGTTCTGTTAGTTTTCCTTTTTCGATACCGGAAGTATATTCTGTTACAGACATTCCGGATGGTACCGGATCTTCTTCAGATCCTGTCTGAGCTTCCAGTTCACGGAGAGACTGGATTCTTTTCAGCATCCGGCGTTCCCTGACTGCAAGAAGCTGGATTTCTCTGAGAAGCAGCTGTTCTTTGTCCGGCCTGATCATCTCTGCCAACGTTCTTTCTTCCGGTTCCAGGGTATCAAAAAAGAGAGTTTCAAACTCTCCTGTCCTAACTGCATTCTTATTTCCCGGCGGGCCGGTTCCTCCATGTCCCTCCGCATTTTTATTTCCGGGCTGTCCGCCCTTCTTTTTCGCAACGTTGCGTTTATTCTTTTGCAACGTTGCATTATCCCATTTATATCTATTTTTCCAGCTTCGGATTGTCCCCTCCGGGATTCCGAGCTTCTGAGAAACTTCAATTAATTTCGTTCCAGAAGCATATAGCTTTCTGGCTTCTTCAATTCTTTGATCTGGTGCTCTTGGCAAGCCTCACCACCTCTCATTCGTTTCGTTTTTGATATTTGTAAATTACAGTCCTACCGGCACCATAGTGACAGCCGATTGCTGCCACGCCGAAAGGAGGTGCGCTAACACTTACATACAGTGTAAATCCACGCGTAAAGTATGTATATGCTGGTGCCGTGCACGCTGTAGGAAAAATTGCATTAGAAAAGCAGCCCCGCAGGACTGCTATATATACACTGTCTTTAAATTTCCGATATTATTCTTTAAAATATTCCGGCATTCTTCCTGGTCAATTTCATTTCGTTTGAATTTTTCAAACAGTTTTAGCAACATATAAGTGTCAATAATTAAACTTTCATTTCTGATTGCCAAATTAACCTGCCGCTCATGTACAGGCTCTCTGTCTGCAACTGGTTTATTCTTCTGATGGTTCATAATCAATAATGCATGTACGTTTTCTGGTTGTATATCATTGTTATCCAAATATCCCTGATAGTGAACATCTAACTGTGATATATTTTCAGACTTAACATTATGGTTCACTCCCTTGATTTCTCCAATAAATACATCATTTCCGATTTCAGCTAAAAAGTCTTCATTCTTCTTATCCTCAAACTGAGAAAAGTCATAATCAAGTAACTGGCCTAAGATTTCAAGAACAACTTCTACCAACTCATCACCTGTCGTATATAAAACGGATTTATACCTGTTATTCTGATCCATTACTTTTTTTGCTTTATCAATTTCTTGCTCTGCCATCTGTATCTTTTCTCTGTTTTCTCGTATTAAGTCCAGCTGTTGAATATCATCAAACATTTGTACCTCCTCCATCCATGAAGGAATTTCAGTCTTATTAATAATAAGTTCAATTTTTTCCAAAAAATGTATAACTTGTATATAATTTCGTAAGTCCAATGTGCTTATATAAACTTTTCCCAATTTATAAGCTACATTTTTTCCACTACTTGATGTAACTAATCCATTATTTTCTGTCACAAAGAAAAAGCTCGCTTTAATTTTTTCTTTTCCAATAATTGAAATAGTGTTTTCATATACTAGTTTCGTCGTTGATAATTCCGAATATATTTCTCCAATATTATTCAATAGTTCAGGAATTATATCTTTTAATTCTATGTATGAATAATAATCGTGCACTGCATAATTATATCTATACGTCAGATTCTGTGGAAATAAAATAACGATTTTCGTTTTCTTGCAATTATTAATCATTTTTGATAAGCTTTTAAAATCGTTAATGGAATCAATTAGACTTATTGTACGTCCTTGTCTCTTCCACATATTTTCATCATTCAAATTTATGATATTAATCTCAAAATCATCTAAAGATTGTGCGTCATGTATTCTATTTATTACGACATTTGGTCCTTTTAAAGTCTCTACGTTTCTATTAAAAGTTAATATCTGAATCATCGTTATTCCTCCCACATACATTTTCTTTATGATACTATAAAACGCCCCGTATTTCTACAAGACGTTTTACAAAAAATGTATGATGTTAGGAATTTCTCTACAATAGAGAAATTGGAACGGATGGGTTCGAACCATCGACATACTGAATATAAACCAGCTGCTCTACCTCCCACTGAGCTACGTTCCAAAACTGCTGCCCGTGGGTTGGCAGCTAAATTCTTGAAAGGAGGATTCCATCTGCTTTTTCTGAAATCCATTGTAATAATATCACATATAAAGTGTGTCATTCTATGTCATCTTGAAATTGCAAAGAGCTGATGAATGAATTCTATGTATATGTTTCCAGCTATAGCTCATTCGTGCAGCTACTTCCTCCCACTTCAAACCTGTTATATACCGCAATCTCAGCACTTCCTGTTCATCTTCGTTTCCCATTTGCCTGATCTGTTTCTCGATTTTCTGATAACATCTGGCTTTTTCCAGGCGTTCTACCTTCAGGAGCTCGATCTGCTCATCCAGAATAGCTATGTAGTCTGACAGATCGGACTGGTTGCTGCCTTTTGGCATCCCGTCATTGGCCACGGAAGGGAACATCTTGTCTGCCCTCAGTCTCTGGATCTCGTCAAGGATATCTTTTTCTCTCTTCACTGCTCTTCGATAGGATTTCAGATATTCTTTTTTCTCTTCGTTTTCTTTCTGGATTTCTGTTTCCACTGGTATCCTCCCCTTTCGATGCTTTTAGCCGGGAACGTGTATGCTCCCGGCTTTCTCTATTTCTTCCATTCTTTTCCTGTCTTTCGATCTCGTACGCCTGTAATCTCTAATCCCAGCAGACCTGCTGTATTGTTCAAAACGCAAAAAGCATTATAAATATGTGTCGGCATCCTGCCTGCTGCCCGAACTGCTTTACCGGCTGTCGGATCTGGATAGCCTTCATTGTTCTTGTAGTTCATTTCACACCTTCCTCAAGCCTTTCCTCTGCATCTTCTCGTCTGGCAAATACAATCTGTTTAACTTTCCCAGCTTTTATGTAATGTAGTGTGTTTTCCTCCAGATACGGATAGTGTATCTCCTGCCAGTTTTCCGGAAGAAGATCTGATGCACCTGGGCAGTTCTGATACAGGATACAGTTGCTGCAGGTTCCATCTTCACTGGCCGGCTGGCTTTTACACCCCTGGATCAGTATGTTGTACGCTGACAGCATCAGTTCTGGTGTGATGTCCATCTTCTTCTCATGTCGCTTCATTCTGACCTTCTTTCCTGCTGCCCAGTGATGCTCGCAGGAATCTTCGTCTTCTACAAGAATACCTTTGCGGTCGCAAAGACCATCATCGTTGTTGATACAGGTTTTACATGTGTCCTCCATCATTTTCTCCTTTCTCTACCGGATCCAGATAGTTCCGGCCGAATATCTCCATGAACTCCTTGTGACTATGCTGCTTTTCAAATTCTCTCTGTGCTGTCCGCTGTAATTCGTGGCGAATCCGTGCATTGTTGTGTACTGCCTCTGGGCCGTAGATGTGATGATCATGGCACAGGTATACTTTCAGGCCATATTCCTCGGAGTTCTTCCGGTTCGGTCCTCCGAATATATGGTGCTCGTCCAGGATCCTGTGTTCGTTCCAGTTATCGTGGAGTGTTACGCAGAGATAACAGGTCCTGCTGCTTTTATCGTGCAGGATGCTGGCCGGATGGAGCATTCTCTTTTTCTTACTTTTCTGTTTTGGGAATAACATTTCTGCCCCTTTCCGGGGAGGTCAGGGCCTCCCCTTATGTATTTGTGATATATTTGGATTTTTGAAAACACCCTTTACTCAATCCATGGACGTCCTTTTTTGTCCACTTTTCCGCACAGCCATTCTTCCCAGAAGCTGATCTCTCGTAACCTGGAGAATGGTATGCTTCCAAAGGTCCGCATTGTTGCTGCCACGTAATCCGCCCAGCCGTATAATGTGAGCGTTTCAAGATATTCTTTCCGGGTTATTGCTTTTTCCGAAATAGCTTCCGGAATAGTTTCATTGTTTTCCGGTACTGGGTCGGACTTCTGTTCTTCTTTATGGATCCCCGGTACAGAATCTTCTGGTTTCTTCTTCGGGATATCTGGTCCTTGCACCGGTTCCGGCATATATTCCGGATGCTGATCGATGCTGTCCTGTCCAGGGATCTGTTCTTCCTGTTGCGCCGGCGCAATCTCTGGTTTTTCCATCACCTTCTCCGCCGAAATATCCTCATGTACATTCCCGATGTTTTCACCGCTATGCTCTGGCATTTTCGGTTCCACAGGTTCTTCCTGCTTCTGGGCTATTGTTCCCTCGTCCGGCAGTACCCCGAAGCATTTCTCCCAGGTATGGGCCCCTGCATCGTACTCATCGAACAGGCTGTGCACAACATCGAGGAAATATCGATATGTAATATCCACCGGCGTCTCTCCGAACACCTTGACCATGATCCCTTTTGTTTCCTCGTAAAACATCAGATACACAGTGCCTTTCCGGTAACTCCTGCTGCCGGACGGGCTGATCATCTCTGCCAGGTCTTTTGGTTCCGTAATTGAGCTGTACACTGCGTTGAGGATATCTTTATTCTCCCTGCAAAACTCCTGTATCGTTGCTTTCAGCTTTTCTTCCGGGCTTTTTGCATCCTTCCAGTCAAGCAGCCGGGCCGGATCTGCTTCATTTTCTTTTTCAAACCTCTGGAATTCTCTGATATCCTCCCTTTTCACTTCCGGCGTGAACATCTGCCGGTCTGCTTCCTGTACCTGCAGGAGTTCGGTCAGCTGCGAAAACTTAAATTCCCGGTACTGTTCTTTCAGTTCCGGTGTATCCCCATCTGCAGAATATGTTTCATATACGTTCATAAAACGGCTTACACCGGTCCTGTTCATCCCATATTCTGTGGCCGCAAATTCGGCTATGCTGCTGTATCCGTCATTTTTATAAGCACCTGACCGGTCGATCCTGGTCAGCTGCCATCCGATCCGGACAAAACTCTTTACGATACCCCCAAGATTATTTTTGATGTCATTTTTACTCTGGATGTATTCATCCATGCTCAGCTGTACATATTCCATGCTTTCCTCCTTATGCGGTCACTGACTTTATCTGATCTTTTTCCTTTAATGCTTTTATGTATCTTCTCAGATGCCTTTCTATCCTAATTTCATCTGGCTTTGTATCCCGGATCCCATACCACTGCAGGATCTTTGTCCCGCAGATCTCTATTGTGATATACGGTGTTTCCGGCGCTGACTTTGAACGCAGGAAAAGGATCGTGCTCCGGCCGGTGTTATGCTTATTCAGATAGCTGTCCCCGCCGACGCAATGATGTAGGATCCTTCCTTCTGCAACGATCTCTTCTGCTGATCTTGCCGGCCGTATCAGATAATCCTCGTCTTCGTAAAAATATTGATTTCTCAGACCCCTGTAGTTCTTTCGGATGTCCGGATATTTTTCGCTAACTGCCTGTTCTCTCTTGCGGATCTCTTCCGCATTTGTCTCAACGACCATCTGGTCATGGGCAAGCCTCAGGTCTCTCGGAAAAAGGAAAATCTGGTTATGCAGGTCATACCCCCTCTGTATCCGCATATGCAGATAATCCACATAAGTGCGGGTTACACCGCTTACGGCACCTGCTGCCCTTCCACACATGGGTTCCTGCATAGTATCAGGGATCTCGCACCCGGAATACTGCTCTATCCTGTGCATGAATTTTGCTACTGTGGTATATTTCAATATTTCTTTCAGATCGTTCTGCCGTACCTGGCTTTCCGCAAGGAATATGCTTTCCTGTACTGTCACGTGAAGTCCCATCCGTTTCTCCATCTGCCACACTTTCAGATAATCAGAGTTTCCCTGCAAGGTCTTCAGGTCCCTGAGCCTTCTTTTATAGATTCCAAGAAAACATTCCGGCTTTATGGCATCCTTGTCTGCTATGATCCCGCAGTAGCCCTCTACTATGGATTCCGCTATATGATATAATCCCATTTTCACAAACATCTCTATCTGCGGCCATTGGATATATCTTTCGAGGTATTCTTTCAGGTTGTACATGGTCTTATGTTTTCCATACATCTCTGCTGCCGAATATCTCAGGAATGTGGTCCGGAGTTCTTTGTAGCTTTCCGGATATATCTTTGCTGCTTTGATCGAAATGTTGTTCATTCCGCACAAATTGCAGTCATCCCAGAATTCTCCGGAGTAAGAACTAAATTTATGATAATCTGTCTGTGGTCTTTTTCCTTTTTCCAGGTAAGTCCTTGCGATCTCAGTTATGATCATCTTTTCGCCTGCGCCTGTCATGATCTCTTTTTCATCCATGAAAGTATCCAGTCTGTATATTTTTTCTATCTCCACGTATCTGATCACTGCTCCGTCGTCCTTATATCTCTGTGCAATAAAGCAGTTCATCCCATGCCCCCATACTCCTTTGGCCTTTCCCTGGGCTTTATACACCCCTGTAGCACCACAATGAGGGCACGTTCCCACCGAATCATGTTGCGGGACCGGGATTATCTTTTCAAACTGTCCCTCGTAGGTGTCTTTTCTTCTGACCGCTGCCTCCGTCACCTGTCCGCATGCAGAGCAAGTTATATCCGCATATCTTCCATGACGCTTGTAGTACAGGAAGTGTTCTGTTCCGATGCCTGTTTTTTTCGCCCAGTCTTCCAGTCCTTTCGGAAGCGGCGGGGTGTTCTGTTCCCGTTCTTTAAGCCTGTCCGCACGTTTGTCTTCCCTTTTCTGGACTCTTTGCGCTTTGATGTTGTGGATCAGGCTCTGCAGGACACCTACCCAGGTGATGTATTTCCGTTCCCACGTATTTCCAGTAAACTTCCACACCATATCTCCCTGGGACCTAGCCATATAACACTTGTTGTTTCTTTTTTTGCAGTTACTGCCGATCTTTTCCCTTTCTTCATCCAGCCCTGCTGCCGACCAGACGCCTGCATCCGGATAATACAAGCCCCAGTCCTTCTGGGTAAACACCATCCGAATCCACGGGGTCTGCAGCTCCCGTTTTTTGTTTTCGTAAACTTCAACAAACAGATGGCTCTCTCCACGGAGATCCTGAAAAAATGCAACTGCTGTGTTACGATACTGTTTGTCTGCCCTGACACCGCCCCGGAATGGGATCTTTTCTATCTCCTTTTTCTTCATTTCCTGCTGCCTCCCAGATAGTAATCACGGATCAGTTTTTTTGCGGTACCCATGTCCGGATCTCCGAAAGTTACTCTTCCGGCGTTGACTCCTGCAGCCTTTATGATCTCCTTGTCCACAGGTACCTGGTTCTTAAAGGCATACTTCAAGATCTCTGCGATGCACTGCTTCAGGCTCTTTCCTTTCTTGCGGACCTGGTGTGCGACCATCTCATCCTCCATGCAGAGCCCA